ATGCTTGAGCGTCTCGTCCTCTGTGGCGGAGCAAAGCGGTCTGGAGGTGATTCGACGCTGAGGCTTGCCCTGAGCGGTCGGGCGCAGAACATCACACTCAAACTGGAAGACATCAGCAAGAAAATGGTCAGGAATGTTCCTGGCTTGCTCGTCGACCTCATCGAAATTGCCACATACGTCTACTGTGCCGACCAAGCGATAAGCCGAGGCGGTCCAGCGCAGGTTGGAATGGGTGCGGATTGGCGCCGTAGCTTTCGATTCGTCATCCCAGTGAGAAATCCGGATCATTGGAACCGTCGCAACGTCTTGGAATCGCTTTGCTCGACGCTCTCGTTTCTGTCGGAAGACGATTACGAATTCGAGTTTGAGAAGGTGACTAATCCGGTTCCAATTCAGGACTACTTGGAATTCAGCGACGCCGACGGTGGCGCGACATTTAAGGCGGACGAAGTCGTTCTGTTTTCTGGCGGGCTAGACTCGCTCAGCGGGGCTATCGAGGAACTGGCGACAAATGGGAAACGTGTCGCGCTCGTGAGCCACCGCTCATCGCCGAAGATGTATGACCACCAGAAGCATCTCGTTACGGACCTCGTTGCGCGCTTTCCGCAGAAGGTCATGCACGTGCCGGTTCTCGCGACCACGCAACAGACTCTTCGGGTGCAAGAATTTACGCAGCGATCACGATCGTTTCTTTACGCCGCACTCGCTTGTGTTGTTGCCCGTCTACTCGGGAACAACAGGGTTCGATTCTTCGAGAACGGCGTCGTGAGTATCAATTTGCCGACCTCCGAGCAGGTCGTCGGCGCCCGCGCAACGCGCACTACCCACCCATTGGTCTTGAACCACTTTCGGGAATTTTTCAGTGCTGCCGTGGGCAAGGCGATCGACGTCGACAACCCCTTCATTTGGAAGACCAAGCGAGACGTCGTTCGATCAATCGTGGATCGCGGTTGTGGAGAGCTGATCCGCCACACGGTCAGCTGCACGCGGGTATACAACATTACCAAGCTGCATACCCATTGTGGTTGCTGTTCGCAGTGCATCGATCGCCGCTTTGCTGTCCTTGCCGCTAATGCCGGTGAACATGATCCCGTTGAGATGTACAAGGTTGAGTTGCTTACCGGCCCGCGCGACGAACCGGACGACCAAACTATGGCGGAGTCTTACGCAAGGACCGCGCTGGAGCTTCGCGAATCAAGCGACCTGGCATTCTTCGGTCGGTTCGGTGGTGAAACTGCGCGCGTCCTCAAATGCTTTCCGTCTCAGAGCCCTGACGAGGTGGGGCGCCGAGTTCTCGACCTCCACCAACGACACGCTCAAGGGATTGCGGACGTGCTCAAGGCGGCGGTCGAAGCCCATAGTTCGGAGCTTGTCAGCAAAACGCTGCCGCCATCATCTCTGCTGGTGATGACCGTATCGACAGGCGGAGCCTCGGTTCTTGCAATGATGGGCAAGCATGTCGATTCATTACAAACCTGGGTCGACGAAGCCGAGGCCGAGCGCGCAAATGCTGCGACCAAGAAAGCAGATGTCGACGGTCTGCAGGTGGCAATTGATGCAAAGACCAAACAGATCGTTGTCCGTGATTTGCTTCGGCTAGGAGATGCCGACAGCAGGTTGGTTCGTGAACTGCACGGCGCTTATCAGCGAGACCTGTCGGATGGCCGTAGCCCCGAGAATTATCAGTACGTGACGTCCCACAAGCTCGCGCAAGGCCTTCAAATCGATGAGCCGACAGTTCGTCAGCGGGTGACTCGTTGCCGTACCGCTGTACGCGATGCCTACAAGCGGAAATTCGGCCAGGACCCACCCAAACATTTGCTCATCGAAAATAAAGCGCGTCAGGGCTATCGGCTGAATCCGTACATCCGATTCGTGGCGATCGGAGAGATCGAAAGCACCGTAATGTCACAGAGCCCGGCGCAGCCTGTCACAAATCCATCCGAGAGACGTTGATTTAACGAGCGATTTGACGCCTGACGCGTCACAACTTTTCTCGCCCTCGTCCATATAACTGGAGCGGCGCACCGAAGAAAATCCTCGCGGAATCGAGAGTCAGCGCGTGCCGTATCCGAATCGGACGCGCTCATTTCGCAAGGAGAGACAATGCCCGAGCACATCCAGGCCGACGCCCGCGAGGGCAAGCTGATCCGTCATCTCAATCAGATTGACCTATCCCGTCGCTGGAGCATCAGCCCGCGCACGCTGGAGCGGTGGCGCTGGTTAGGACAGGGCCCGCGGTATCTCAAAATCGGCGGCCACGTTGTTTATCGCTTAGAGGACATCGAGGCCTACGAAGCCCAACAGGTGCGCACGAGCACAGCGAGCGCTGTCCAGGTCTCTGCCGTCTCCGGCCGCGTCTAGAATTCGCGGCCTCCTATGACGGTGATGATCGAGGGAGATGGTGCCCCCAATCCGGTTGCGCCCGACGCCGCGCTGATCGAGACCTTTTCGAAGGTCTTGTTTGAGTACTGCGAGGGCTGGGTGGCGGTCAGGGAGTTCCCCGAAAAAGGAAACGCCAGCCAGGTCCCCCGCACGCCATTTTTTCAAGCCGATGCGAATCTCGCGCGTAGCATCACGAGCGAGGCCCAGCGCGCGGCGTCGAGCGGACTTGCCCTTTATGTGGTCCCCGGCACGACGTCCGGGCAGGGCAAGGCCAAGGCCGATGACGTGGTCGCGACGCAGACCGTGCTGGTCGATCTCGACCACGGCGATGTTCGGGCCAAGCGCGATCATCTTGCCGAGCATCTCGGGGCGCCCTCCCTCGAGGTCATCTCGGGAGGGACCACAGAGGAGGGGCAAGAACGGCTGCACCTCTATTGGAAGCTCACCGAGCCCGCCCTCGGCACCGACGTGGCGGCGGTCTGCAAGCTGCGGGCATTAATCGCGGCCAAGGTTGGAGGCGATCCGTCGTTCGGTTCCGCCCATCAACCGATCCGGGTCGTAGGCTCGATCTATCGCAAGGGCGGCGTCGAGCGTCTGGTCACCGTCCGGGCCCAACGAACCGTGGAATACGATCTCAGCGAGCTCGCCGAGAAGGTCGAGGCACTGCCCGCCATCGCGGGTGGCACGGTCCCTATAGCGCCGGCGGGCGGTACGACCAAGGAACCCACCGCTAAGCTGTTTGCGAAGCGAGTCCATGAAGGAGGCATCGACGGCATCACGCGCTTCGACGCCCTGAGCCGCGTCATCGGCTACTGGATTCGGCGCTGCGGCGAGGGGCACGTCTCTCGCGAGCAGGCATGGGAGGAGATCGTCTCCTATAACGACGCCTGCATCGTTCCGCCGTGGCCGATGGACCGCCTTCGGCATGAGGCTAAGCGCCTCTGGCAGCGCGACGGCGAGCGCAGAGACAAGGCGGGCGGCGGCGCGGCGGAATTCACCGAGGATGCGCTCGCGCTCCAGTTCACGCGGCACCACGGCGAGGATTGGCACTATGTGGCCGCTTGGGGCCAATGGCTCGTCTGGACCGGCACCCACTGGCAACGCGAAAACACGCTGAAGGTCTACGACCTTGCCCGCATCGTGTGCCGAGATGCGGCTGCTGCCTGCAGCAATGCCAAGCTCCGCGCCAAGATCGCATCCGCCGGCACGGTGGCGGCGATAGAGCGGCTGGCGCGTGCCGATCGAAGCCACGCCGCTTCGACCGACATCTGGGATGCCGATCTGTGGTCGCTCAACACGCTCGGAGGAATGGTCGATCTCAGGACGGGGATACTCGTTCCGCACAGGCGGACAGACGCCAACACGAAGATCGCCACCGCCACGCCACGCGGCGAATGTCCGGCCTGGCAGGATTTCCTGGGCACCGTCACACGCGGCGACGCCGAGCTCGAAGCCTACCTTCAACGCGTCGTGGGCTACTGCCTCACCGGCGTCACCAGCGAGCACGCGCTGTTCTTTCTGTATGGCACGGGCGCCAACGGCAAGTCCGTGTTCGTCACGACCGTCTCCGGGATACTCGGGGATTACGCGACCGTCGCCCCCATGGACATGTTCATGGCGACAATGGGCGAACGGCACCCGACCGACATGGCGGGATTGCGCGGTGCGCGCCTCGTCACGGCCACCGAGACCGAGCAGGGGCGGCGCTGGGCGGAGAGCAAGCTCAAGACGCTGACCGGCGGCGACAAGATCACCGCCCGGTTCATGCGGCAGGACTTCTTTGAGTTCATCCCGCAGTTCAAGCTCATCATCGCGGGCAACCACAAGCCGGCCATTCGCAACGTCGACGAGGCGATGCGGCGCCGGCTCCACCTGATCCCCTTCACCGTGACTATTCCGCCGAGTCAGCGGGATCAGAAGCTGCCGGAAAAGCTGCTGGCCGAGCGTGACGGCATCCTGGCCTGGGCGGTCGATGGATGCCGCGAGTGGCAGCGCATCGGCCTCAAGCCGCCAGCCGCGGTTGCAGCGGCGACCGAGGAATACTTCGAGGCCGAGGACTCGCTCGGCCGATGGCTCGACGAAAGGTGCGAACGCGGACCCAACCTGACCGAGACCAGCGCAGCCCTTTTTGCCGCCTGGAAGGTGTGGGCGGAAACCAACGGAGAGTTCATCGCCTCGGTCAAATGGCTCTCCGAGAACCTCGTGAGCCGGGGCTTCGAGCAGCGGCGGGATCGTCGAGCGCGGGGCTTCCGAGGGCTGCGGCTACGCGAGGGCAGCGCAGGCACCACCGAGATGGAGCTTTAACCGATCATGGAGCACCCGGTGAAATCCAACAAAACCAACCCTGTGACGGATGTGACGGATCACTTCGATATCAACGTCACGCGCGCGCGCGCGCACGCGCGTGGGGACATAACGAAACAACCCGTCACATCCGTCACACCCGACACTCGCAGCCCCGGTCCGGCGCCGGCCAACCGTATGCTCGGACGCAAGTATCCGCCCCCATACGAGACCGAAGCCATCAAGCGGTACGGCTGGCGCGACCAGGGCATCCGCGTGATCAGCGCGGACGATCAGCGGCTCACGTGGCCCGAGCGCGAATTGGTCCGTCAGCTCGGATCAAGGCTCTACGGCCGAACGCCTCGGGAGGACCGGTGATGACCGAACCACGCTGGACCGAGTCGATGGTGGAGGAGCGTTTCGTCGAAGCGGCCGACGTGATGAAGCGGCTGCCCGACGTGCGCGTGCCGGGTTATTTCAATACCTGGCCGAAGGCCCTTTACGAGTTTGCTGATCTTGTTGGTCAAGAGCCGCCTCGATTGACTCGCAGCCGTCCGACGGCCGAGGCGATCAGCAGGATGGAAGAGACGCTCGAATGGCTCAAGTGGCTTCAGCCGACAGATGCGAGGATCGTTTGGCTGCGTGCGTCGGGAGAGCGGTGGAAGACCGTTTGCTGGAAGGTCGGGCTTGCCCGTGCTGCCGCACACGAACACTGGCTCTACGCACTCTGCGTCGTCACCTGGAAGCTCAACGGTCAACGATTGCCGAAGGAGTTGTCGAAGCGACGACTGATCGAGAGGACGCGTGCAGCCGTGCAAGCGTAGTGGAGCGAAAGATGTCTGCCAGACACTTTTCGCTCAGACAGAACGCACCGAATTGGCTAGTTTCGTTGGTAGGCTCGCGAGACGCGCGCAAGATGAGGCCCTGCCTCTCCCCCAAAATCTTGGAAAACCTTCCCGCCTCGTTGCTGGCTTCCAGCCCACGTTCACGCCTGATGTTGCGGAACTTTTCCCATCTGCAACCGTTCGTCAACTATGATGGCGCAGAATGGCAGAATGACGCGTGAAGAGCTGCAGCAGGTACGTGACTGGGCGGACAGGAAAATTGCCACCGGGCAGGAACCGCCGTGGGCATGGTTCCAATACATGAAGCTGCGCGAAACGCTGGACACCATTCTTTCAGGAATGGAGGTGACTACGCAGCAAACGGCGAGTTCACCGGAACCGGGATTGCGCTCGGGAACGCGTCTCCGACTAGTGGGCGCCACTGATCCGCAAGATAGCGCTCGACACCATCCAGAAGCAGTGGCGATACCGCTGCCCATGTGACGCGCAGCGTCCCCAAGTTCTTGAATTTCAGGATTTGCGAATCGGTTCGATGGGATCGAAGTCGGTCAGCAATATCACCCTGACCGATGCGAACGACGCGGCTGGGCTGTCCTTCATGCCAGATCACGTAAACACCAACCGCCGACACGTTCGAGAGATCGACGGTCTCAAGAGGTAACCACGTGCCCGTCGTCGACTTAATCCAAGCAATTGTAGTCATAGAAGCAACTCCTCATTTTGTGGCGTCACACCTCCCCTCTACGTCGTAGCCCTAGGCGTACCCGAGCCATCCGTATAACCGATTCGCTTCGACGCTCCGAGTCACGGCCGCAAGCGCCGCATTCGTGGGTCCTTCCTGGCGCAGATCCTATGCGGGGGGCAAAGCCCCGAAACTTCGCTACCGCCAGCGCTAAAATCTGAGTTACCGGTTACCACGCGACGTTGGCGCCCCTGTGCCCTAAAGGGCCGCAACGGCTCGCATTTTCGGCGCGGCCCCTGGTAACCGCCGCCTGGTAACGGGCGCAAGCCGGGTTACCACCCCGCCGCGGTACTGCGCCCAGCACGAACCACATGACGCCCCGACTTCCCGACACGGTCGAGCACTGGCCGCTCGACCGCCTAGTCCCGTATGCGCGCAATGCCCGTACCCACGCGGACGATCAGATCGCGCAGATCGCGGCCTCGATCGTCGAGTTCGGCTGGACCAATCCGATTCTGGTCGACGCCGAGGGCGTGGTGGTCGCCGGCCATGGCCGACTGCTGGCGGCGCGGCGGCTCGGCCTCGACGCGGTGCCGGTCGTGGTGCTCGGCCACCTGACCCCCGCGCAGCGGCGCGCCTACGTGATTGCTGACAACAAGCTCGCGCTCAACGCTGGCTGGAACGAGGAATTGCTCGCGGCCGAACTGCATGCGCTGAACGGCGAGGGTTTCGACCTCGCGCTAACGGGCTTCTCGGACGCCGAGCTTGATGCGCTCATGGCGCCGCTCGACAGCGAGGCGGAGGTCGATGACGGTGGCGACGACTCCGCTGACGAGACGCCCTCTCCACCACGCGAACCGGTAACGCGACTTGGCGATCTCTGGCTGATCGGTCGCCACCGTCTTCACTGCGGCAGCAGCGCCGACGCGGCGGTCGCGCGCGTGATGGATGGCGAGCGCGCAACGCTCGTGTTCACGTCGCCGCCCTATGGCAACCAGCGTGACTACACGACCGGCGGCGTCGGCGATTGGAACGCGCTCATGCAGGGCGCGTTCGCTGGCCTCCCGGTCACCAACGAGGCACAGGTTCTGGTCAATCTCGGTCTGATCCACCGGGACAACGAATGGCAGCCCTATTGGCACGGCTGGCTCGAATGGATGCGCGAGCAAGGCTGGCGCCGCTTCGGGCTTTACTCGTGGGACCAAGGCCCCGGATTGCCTGGCGACTGGAACGGCCGCCTGGCGCCGGCTTTCGAGCTTCTGTTCCACTTCAATCGCGTTGCGCGCAAGCCGAACAAGATCGTGCCTTGCAAATGGGCGGGGCACATCAACGACACGCATGGCGGCATGCGCAGCCGCGACGGCCATGTCGGGGAATGGAGCCATGCGGGCCAGGGCGTGCAGGAAACCCGCATTCCGGACAGCGTGATCCGCATCACGCGGCATAAAGCGCGCGGCATCGAGACCGAGCACCCGGCGGTGTTCCCGGTAGCGCTGCCTGACTTCGTGATGCGCGCCTACAGCGACCAGGGCGAGGTCGTCTACGAACCTTTCGCCGGATCGGGAACGAGTCTCATTGCGGGCGAGCGCACCGGTCGGCTGGTCAGGGCGATCGAATTGGCCCCGGAATATGTCGACGTCGCCGTCTTGCGTTGGCGCAAACTATTCCCGGATCAGCCTGTCTTGCTCGCGGATAACGGACGTGCGTTCGAAGCGATTGCTGCTGGGCGTGGGATCGAAATAGCCAATGCCGCCTGACGATCTTCAGGTCGAGCAGTGGCCGATCGAGCGGCTTCTGCCCTACGTGGCGAACGCGCGGACCCACCCCGACGAACAGCTCGCCCAGATCGCCGGTTCGATTGCAGAGTTCGGATTCAACGTGCCGTGTCTCGTCGACGAGCGCGGCGTCTTGATTGCCGGCCACGGTCGACTGATCGCGGCAAAACGCCTCGGGCTTTCGGACGTGCCGGTCATTCGGCTCGGTCATTTAACTGACGCGCAGGCTCGAGCCTTCCGCCTTGCCGACAATCGCATCGCTCTCAATGCCGGCTGGGACGAGGCGCTGCTCGCTGCCGAACTGGGCCGATTGAAGGAAGATGGCGTCGATCTCGAATTGCTCGGTTTCGGAGAGGACGAGCTCGATCGGCTGCTTGATGGCCTTGATGGACAGGCGTCTTCCGAGGACGAGAACAAAGCCCCGGAGCCTCCCGCACAGGCCGTGACACGGCCCGGAGACGTTTGGGTTCTCGGCTCGCATCGCTTGCTCTGCGGTGACGCGACGCAGGCGATCGACGTCGAGCGGCTTCTCGATGGCGCTCGTCCGCACCTGATGGTCACCGATCCGCCCTATGGCGTCGACTACGATCCAAACTGGCGCAACGAGGCGGGCGTCTCCGTCACCGCCCGCACCGGCAAGGTCAGCAATGACGACCGCGCCGACTGGCGCGAGGCGTGGGCCCTGTTCCCCGGCGACGCCGCATACGTGTGGCACTCGGGTGTTCGATCGCGCATCGTTGCGGAGAGCCTGGAGGCATGCGGGTTCAAGATTCGAGCGCAGATCATCTGGGCCAAGCCGCGTCTCGTGTTGGGCCGCGGCGACTACCATTGGCAGCACGAGCCCTGCTTCTACGCGGTGCGCAAGGATTCTGATGCGCACTGGCAAGGAGCGCGGGACCGGACAACTCTCTGGACCATCGGCGCCCGAACCGAAGAAGACGAATCGACTGTCCACGGCACACAGAAGCCGGTCGAGTGCATGCGCCGGCCTATCATGAACAACAGCGCGAAGGGCGATGTCGTCTACGAGCCGTTCGCCGGTTCCGGCTCGACCGTGATCGCGGCCGAAACCATTGGCCGCGCTTGCCTCGCGATAGAAATCGATCCACGTTATTGCGATGTCGTCATTGAGCGGTGGCGGCACTATACGAGCATGGCAGCGACGCTCGCCGGCAGCGGCCGCGGTTTTGATGAGCTCAAGGCTGAGCGGGTTTCCGCATGATGCAGAGCCGTCTTATGTCCCTGACGGAGGCCCTTGCGAACATTGTGATTGGATACGGGGTTGCCGTCGCAACACAGTTGGCGGTGTTTCCGCTGTTCGGATTGCAGCCTAGTCTCAGGGATGACTTGTTGTTGGGGGCTGTCTTCACGGGCGTGTCGCTTCTCCGGTCATATCTTGTACGTCGAGCGTTCGAAAATTGGCGGATGCGTCACGAACGACAAAGCGCCGTCGGAGCATAAAGCCGGCGGCGCTCTTGGGGTTCGTCGATTAGGCGGTGACGCGGTAGACGCGGCCGCGTCCCTCAACCTTCTCCGAGACGACGTTGAGCCCGAGCTTCTTCTTGAGCGCACCCGCTATTGCGCCCCGCACGGTGTGGGGCTGCCAATCGAAGGCCTTGACGATCTCTTTGATGCTCGCGCCTTCGGAGCGGTGGAGCATCTCGATCAACTTGGCTTGCTTGCTGTTGGTACGCGTGCTGCCGGCGTGCTTGGTCCGAGTTTTGGCCTTCGTGGACGCTTTGGTCGCGGCGTCCGTTTCATTCGTGCTTTCGGTATCGCCGTCAGTCTCCCTCTCGGGGGGCACTTCGCGCGGATCGATCCCGAGGGCTTCGTAAGCGGCACGGGTCGCTTGCAGCGTCATTCGTCCGTGCTTCTTGTCGTGACGCCAGACCGTATCGTCACGCTTGGCGCGGGCTTCCTTGATCAGCTTCTTCTTCAGGAGGCTCTTGAGCACGTTGCCGGCGGCATTGCCTTTGAGCTTAGCACTGACAGGGAAAACGCATCGATCGGGACGCTGGCAAGCGGCCGACAGGACGACCAGTTGAGCATCGGAAAGTTGGGCCATGGTGGGCTCCTTGCGTGGTCGAGCCGCGACCATCGCGGCCCTTCTACTGCCCTGAGCCCCGCGTTGGAGCGGGGCGGAATCCCAGGGTTTCGGAAGCCGATCAGTTCGTGCGTGACAGCACGCGATTCATGGATTGCTCGAAAGTTTCGTTCGGGAGCGCGGTTTCGGCCGCGCGACGAATTGCGCCGGCGATATCGAGTTGGACACGCCTGACAGCCTGTTCGAGCGTTTCTCCCGGCAAAAGCGTTGCGCCGTAATTTGCGAGAAATTTCCGGAGAGCAGGCTCTCTGGCGGCTGCGACGCGAGCCCGAATCTCGGCAGGGGTTAGTCCGCTCCAATCTTCCATGACGACTCTCCTCTCGGCGGTCACGCCGCCGCTTCGGCCAGTTATCTCGAAATGCGTCACCCAGCCGGTCAGGTGGGGCAATCCGCGCGGGATCCCGATTTCGCGCTCGATGCGGCGGTTGGTGTTCCAGCCCATCCAGCGGTCGATAGCGGCGTCGATCGCGATTGAGAGGGGACGACCCGCTAACAAGCCGTTCGCCACGTCGTCTGCGAAATGGCGGCGGAACAACTGTCGAGGAAGTCGCGAACCGCGATGTCAGTGCATCCGGTGGCGGCAGCGACTGCCTGCATCGTAATGGGCCAAGCCTCGGCGGGATCGGCCTGGTGGCGGATCGTGCTCCAGAAGCCCCAATCGGTGTTGTTGGTCGGCAGGATGGCCTTGGTCATGACGCTCTCCGTCGTTTCGATGGCACCATAAACGCGCTGCTTTGGCCCTGAGCCAAGCAGATAATCGGATCATTTGATTGCTTTCTCTGGCCCGGCTTCGACATGGGATTATCAATCCGCGCTTATGGCCGGCAACGGGGCGTCAGCCACGTCGCGGTGCTGCGAGCCATCAAGCAAGGGCGGGTCGTCCTAGAGCCGGACGGCACTGTCGATCCGGCAAAGGCTGATGCGTTATGGGAGCGCTCAACTGATCCGGCGCGCGCGAAATCAAAAGCGAAGCCAAGGCCAGATGCCGCGAAGCTTAAGCCTGTCGCGGAAGCTGCGGTCGGCTCGGTTCGCGAGACACTCAAAGAGCAGGGTTTACCCTCCGGCGGGAACGTCACCTTTGTGCAGGCGCGCACCGCGCACGAGATCGCCAAGGCGCATCTCGCGCGCCTCAAGCTGCAGGAGCGCCGCGGCGAGCTGGTCGATCGTGCGCGAGCGACAGCGCTTGTGTTCCGGCTTGCCCGCGAGGAACGAGATTCGTGGGCGAATTGGCCGGCGCGGATCGCCGCACTGATGGCGTCCGAATTGTCGGTTTCGTGCGGCGAGCTGATCGGCCAGCCCGTCGAGATCGGAGCGCACCGGATGCAAAAACTTCTGGAGACGCATGTCCGCAGTCACCTTGCCGAGCTATCGGCCATCCGGCCCGAGTTCCGATGATGGCTTCGGCTTCGAGGGTGCAGACGAGCTTCGCCAGGCTTGGCGCGACGGACTCACTCCCGATCCGGCGCTTACCGTTTCGGAATGGGCTGATCGACATCGGATACTGAGTCCACGGGCCTCTGCGGAGCCCGGGCGTTATCGGACCGACCGCACGCCCTACATGCGCGCGATCATGGATGCGCTGTCACCTGCGCACCCGGCGCGGCGCGTCGTGTTCATGAAGGCGGCGCAGGTCGGTGCCACCGAGTCCGGCAACAACTGGATCGGCTACGTCATCCATCATGCGCCAGGGCCGATGCTGGCGGTGCAGCCGACCGTGGAGCTTGCCAAGCGCTTCTCGCGCCAACGCATCGATCCGCTGGTCGAGGAGTGCCCATCCCTTCGACAACGGGTGAAGCCGGCACGCTCGCGCGACGCCGGCAACACGATTCTGTCCAAGGAGTTTCCGGCGGGGCTGCTGGTGATCACCGGCGCGAACAGCGCGGTGGGCCTGCGGTCCATGCCAGCACGTTATCTGTTTCTCGACGAGGTCGATGCCTACCCGCCGTCTGCCGACGAGGAAGGCGATCCCGTCGCGCTCGCCGAGGCAAGAACGCGAACGTTCTCGTGGCGGGCCAAGGCGTTTCTGACGTCGACGCCAACGATCCACGGGTTCTCGCGGATCGAACGTGAATACGAGGCGTCCGACCAGCGCCGTTTCTTCGTGCCATGCCCGGATTGCGGAGTGTTGCAATGGCTGCGATTCGAGCGGCTGCGGTGGGAAAAGGGTAAACCCGAGACGGCGCATTACGAATGCGAAGCCTGCGATGCCGCGATCGAGGAGCACCACAAGACGGCAATGCTCCAGTCCGGCGACTGGCGCGCGACCTCGGAAGCATCCGATCCCGGCACGATCGGCTTTCATCTCTCTGCGCTCTATTCGCCGGTAGGTTGGTTCTCGTGGGCTGATATCGCCCGGATGTGGGAGGCCGCACAGTCGACCGACGAGGCCAAGCGCAGCTTCAAGAACGGCGTGCTTGGCGAGACCTGGATCGAAACTGGCGAGGCGCCGGACTGGCAACGGCTCTATGATCGGCGGGAAGCTTGGCAGATCGGAACGGTGCCGACTCACGCGCTGTTTCTCACCGCAGGCGCCGACGTTCAGAAAGATCGGATTGAGGTTTCGGTCTGGGCGTGGGGGCGCGGTCTCGAAAGCTGGCTCATCGAACACCTCGTCATTGATGGTGGACCGGAGCGAGCGGAGAGCTGGGATCACTTAGGCAAACTGCTCGACCGCACTTGGCCGCACGCACATGGCGCGCGTCTCGGTCTCGCAAAACTTGCAATCGACACCGGGTACGAGACGCCGGCCGTCTATGCTTGGGCCCGAAGGGCCGGGCATGCGCAAGTCGTCCCGGTCAAGGGCGTCGAGGGCTTCAACCGGGCCGCTCCGGTGGTTGGCCCAACATTCGTCGATGTGACCGAAGGCGGGCACAAGTTGCGCCGCGGTGCCCGGCTGTGGACGGTCGCGGTCGCGACCTTCAAGAGCGAGACCTATCGCTTCCTGCGGCTCGAACGGCCGACCGACGAGGAACTTGCGCAAGGGGCGATGTTCCCGCCGGGGTTCGCGCATCTGCCGCGCGGCGTCGAGGCGGAATGGGTCAAGCAGCTCGCGGCCGAACAGCTCGTCACGATCAGGACGAAGCGCGGCTTCACGCGTCTCGATTGGCAGAAGTTGCGCGAGCGCAACGAGGCGCTCGATTGTCGCGTCTACGCCAGGGCCGCCGCCTGGATCGTCGGAGCCGATCGCTGGGCCGAGGCGAAGTGGCGCGACCTTGAGGACCAAGTCGGTCCTGCGCCCGTCGAGGGGAGCGGACATCGCCCCGACGATGAAACGACTTCCGTGACGGCGGGCATGCTTGTGCGCACATCGAGCGCGACCGGCAAGCGCCGCTCCGACTGGCTTGCCGTGGACAAGGGATGGCTGAAGTGACCTGGACCGAAACCGAGCTTGCCGCGCTTCGTCGCGCCTTTTCGTCCGGGACGCTCCGCGTCAGCTATGACGGCCGCACGGTCGAATACGGCTCGGCCGACGATCTCTTGAAGCGCATCCGCACCATCGAACGCGAGATGGCGGCGACTTCGTCCGCCTCGCTCCCGGTTGCGGGTTATGCCGGGTTCTCGCGCGGCGACCGTTGATGATCGAGGCGACCTGGCTCGACCGCGCCATCGGCACCGTCGCCCCGCGCGCGGCCGTGCGTCGCGTGTTGGCGCGACAGAGCTTCGATGCCCTGACACGAGGCTATGACGGGGCAGCGCGTGGCCGACGCACGGACGGCTGGCGCCCGCCGAATTCATCTGCCGATGCGGAAATCGCGGTTGCCGGGGCGCTGTTGCGCGACCGCATGCGCGACCTTGTGCGCAACAACCCGCACGCGGCCAAGGCGGTTTCGGTCCTGGTCAACAATATCGTCGGCGCCGGCATCATTCCGCGAGCGGCTTCGGGCGATGAGAAGCTCGATCGCCAGGCCGATGCACTGTGGGAAGCTTGGTCGGCTCAATGCGACGCCGACGGTCAACTCGACTGCTATGGCTTGCAGACGCTCGCTTGTCGCGAGCTGGTCGAGGCCGGCGAGGTTTTGCTGCGACGCCAGCCACGCCGTCCGGGCGACGGTCTTGCCGTCCCTCTGCAGCTGCAGATCATCGAGACCGATCTGCTGGACGCGACCCGGAACGGCGATCTTGCCGACGGTGGGCGTATTCTGCAGGGCGTCGAGTTCGATGCGATCGGTCGGCGCCGTGCTTATTGGCTGTATGCGCAGCACCCCGGCGACAACGCGGTGTCGCTGCGTCGCCGAATCGATAGCGCAGCCATACCAGCGTCCGACTTGGCGCATGTTTACGAGAAGCAGCGGGCCCAAGTGCGCGGCGTGCCTTGGGGCACGCCGGTCATGCGGGCGCTGCGTGATCTCGACGACTGGACGCAAGCCGAGCTGGTCCGCAAGAAGACTGAGGCTTGTGTTGTCGCCATCGTGCTTGGCGCGGACGAAGTCGAGCAGGGCGTCGCTCCGTCGGTGGTCGACGCGGACGGAAATCGTGTCGAGCAGTTCGAACCGGGACTGATCGCCTATGCGCGTGGCGGAAAGGACATTAAGTTCAACCAGCCGGCGACGACCGCCGCGGTCTCCGAATGGCTGCGCGCACAGCTGCACATTGTCGCTGCCGGCTTCCGGCTGCCCTATGAGCTGCTGACCGGCGACCTGAGCCAGGTCAATTACTCCTCGATCCGCGCCGGACTCGTGGAGTTCCGCCGCATGATCGATGCGGTTCAGTGGCAGCTCTTCATTCCGATGTTCTGCCAACCGGTGTGGGACTGGTTCACGGCCCAAGCCTGGGCGGTCGGAAAACTGCCGCAGGAGAAAATCGCGGTCGCATGGTCGCCTCCGCGCTTCGAAGCGGTCGATCCGCTCAAGGATGCGATGGCTGATCTGCTGGCGATGCGCTCCGGGACCATGACGCTGGCCCAGGCCATCGCGCGCCAGGGCCATAATCCGGACGCGGTGCTCGCCGAGATCGCGGCGATGAATGCGAAGCTCGATGCACTCGGCCTCGTGCTCGATAGCGACCCGCGCAAGGTCACCAAGACCGGCGTGCTGCAGGCGGCAATGAACGTCAGTTCTGGCGTCGACGCCACCGGCGCTCCACCCGAAGGGTAATCATATGCATGGAACGATCGATCTGCCGCCGTTTCAGCGGGCGGCGGACCTGTTGCCCGCGTCTCTCGACGAGAAGGACCGCTCGATCGAGGTCGTGTGGTCTGCCGGCGCACGCGTGCGTCGCCAGCCCTTTTTCGGCGAGGCCTTCGACGAGGAGCTGAGCATGGACCCTGCGCAGGTCCATCTCGAACGCCTCAATGCTGGCGCTCCGCTTCTCAAGGTCCACGATCGGTTCGCACTGGAGGCCGTGATCGGCTCTGTGGTGCCGGGGACCGCGCGCGTCGAGAAAGGGCGCGGGCTTGCACGCGTGCGGTTCAGCGAGCGCGAGGACGTGGCGCCGATCTGGAACGATATCCGCAGCGGCCATCTGCGCGCGGTGTCGATCGGCTATCAGGTCCAGCGTTACGAGATCACGCGCCCATCGAACGGCCCCGAATTGTGGCGTGCCGTGGATTGGACTCCCTTTGAAATATCTGCGGTCCCGGTCGGGGCCGACCCGGCGGCCGGCTTCCGCTCGGTTGATCGTTTGATGCCTTGCGTCGTCGACCGGGACGATGCGGCGTTTCCCAGGAGAAACATCATGGACAATGCACAGACCAAGCCGGCTGCGCCCGACCCGAACGCGACCGGCGACCTCCCTTTGCCCGGGATCCTCGATCACAAGGAGGAAGGATTGGAAAAGCGATCACAAGCGGATACCCGTTCTGCCAAGCCTGCTCAGGCGGCGGCCGAGGTCCCCGTACCGACGCCTCCCGTCCCCACGGCGGAAGCGCTTGTTGCGCGCGCTCAGGAGATCGAGAAGGAGCGGGTCTCGACCATCTACGATCTCGCGACTCGGCTCGGGCTGGAACGGTCTTTCTCTGATGACCTGGTGAAGCGCAATGTAGAGGTCGACGATGCGCGCCGCGTGATCCTCGACAAGGTCGCCGAGACCGCCGACAAGACGCGGGTGTTCCCGCATGTCTCGGTGCCGCTCGGTGGCCGCGATGAGCGGGTGACCCGCCGCGATGCAGTGGCGAATGCCCTCTTGCATCGTTACAGCCCAACGCTGTTCTCACTGACCGAGCCAGCACGCGAGTACCGCGGCATGACGCTGCTCGAGCTGGCGCGCGAGTTCCTCGCCAATGCCGGCGTCAATGTTCGGGGCTTCTCGCGGGACGAGATCGCGACCCGCGCACTGCACTCGACCTCCGACTTCCCCGAAATCCTCTCGGCGGTCACCAACAAGACGCTACGCCAGGCCTACGAGGTCTATCCGCGCACCTTCGTGCTGTTCTGCCGGCAGGTGCTCGCGACCGACTTCAAGGCCATGAACCGCGTTCAGATCGGCGAGGCGCCGCAGCTCCTGAAGGTGAACGAGAGCGGCGAGTTCAAGCGCGGAACGATCGCCGAGTCGAAGGAAAGCTACCGCATCGAGACCTACGGTCGGGTGGTCGGGATCACGCGCCAGGTTCTCATCAACGACGACCTCGACGCCTTCACCCGCATCCCGGCCATGTATGGAACCGCGATTGCGACGCTCGAAAGCGATGTGGTTTGGGCCATCATCACGGCCAATGCGGCGATGGCCGACGGCGTCGCGCTGTTCCATGCGACGCACAAGAACCTCGCCGGCACCGGCGCGGCGCTCAGCGTCACGACGGTGGGCGACGGACGCGCAGCGATGGCCAAGCAAACCGGTCTCGACAAGAAGACGGTGCTCAACATTCGCCCGTCCTTCGTCATCGTGCCGGCGGCTCTTGAATTGGCGGCCGAACAGCTGATTGCACAGAACATCTTGCCGGCGAAGACCGGCGACGTGGTGCCGCAATCCATCCGGACCTTGACGCCGATTTCCGAGCCTCGGCTCGACACTGCAAGCGACACGGCCTGGTATCTTGCGGCAAACCCTGCCCAGATCGACACCATCGAGTACGCCTATCTCGAAGGCCAGCAGGGTGCCTACATCGAGACCCGCAACGGCTTCGATGTCGACGGCATCGAGATCAAGTGCCGGCTCGACTTTGGCGCCAAGGCGATCGACTGGCGCGGGCTTTACAAAAACGCCGGCGCGTAATCCTCACCCCTGATCTTGGATTGACGGAACGGGTGGCCTTAGACCGCCCTTCGTCGTTTCAGAAGGACATCATCCCATGAAGAACTACGTTCAACCCGGCAATACCATCACGCTCACGGCACCCTACGACGTCGCGTCGGGCGACGGGCTCCTCGTCGGCGCCATCTTCGGCATCGCCACTAGCGCTGCGGCCAATGGCGATCCGATTGAAGCCGCGCTCGTCGGCGTTTTCGACCTGACCAAGGTCGGCTCGCAGGCGTGGGCCTCCGGCGACAAGATTTATTGGGACAACACTGCCAAGCAAGCGACCAAGACGGCGACGGACAATACGTTGATCGGCGCTGCGGTTGAGGCCGTCGGCAATGGCGTCGACGAGACAGTCGGTCGCGTGCGCCTCAACGCCAGCTTCTGACCGTGATGACGGTGCTCATCGCCGCGATCGACCCGCGTTCTTCGCCGATTCGAGCCTTGCGCGCGAACTACATTGGCGCAAAGCCAAAACGGCGGAGGGATTGCGGCACGTTATCACAAAGAAGCTGGATCAGGTCGGCGGTTTCGGCAGTCCGACCGCACAATGATTGACTTTGACGCATTGGTGTTCGGCCCGCTCTACAGCACGTTTGGCAAGCCGGCGGCGCTTACGATCGGCTCAGCCGCCTATGACCTCGACGTCATCGACAATACCAAGGGTGTCACCGTCGACGATGGTAGCGCCATCGGAGTTCAGACCATACGCCCGGCGGTCGATGTGCGTCGCAGTGAACTCGTCGCACTCGGTATTGCCGTCGGCGATCTCATCGACGGTGAGATTACGCTCAATGGCACGACCTGGCGCATCAAGAGTTTCCTCGACAACGGCGATGAGCTTCGCCTCATCCTCATGCAGCGGAATTGATGGACAAGCGCGAGGATATACTGGCGCGGCTTCTCCAGGTGGCGGCCAGCGTCCCAGGCGTTGCCACCGCGGTGCGCAACCAGGACGAAATCCCCGAGCATGCGCGGCCGGCCATCGTTGTTTTCGACGCCGACGAGACTGCCGATGAACGCGCTGTGCAGCGCGGCCACGCTGGCGCCGCCCCCAACATCGTCGAGATGACGCCCGAGGTCATGATCCTGCTCGGCACCCTGCCGGAACGGGTCGGCACCGCGCTCAACGAGCTGCGGGGCCGACTGGTCAAGGCGGTGCTCAGCGATGCGCAACTGGCTGCGCTCACCGGTCCAAACGGCCGCATCCGCTACGCGGGCTGCAGCACGCACCTGCGTCACGGCCGCTCCATAGAGGGCCTCATGGCCGTGCAATTCGCCTTCACCTACGTGCTGCGCCCAGCCGAACTTTGAAGGAGAGCCTGACCCATGCCCGTATCCCTGATCGCGCCCGACGCCGACAACTACCAGGTCGGCAAGGGCATCGTGTCGTTCAAGCCGGACGGCTCCGCCGATTACATCGATCTCGGCAATGTCGCCGAGCTCGAATACACCCCGAACATCGAAAAGCTCGACCACTATTCGAGCCGCGCCGGCACGCGCACCAAGGACAAATCCGTCGTGCAGACTCGCAGCGGCACGCTGCGCATCCTCATGGAGGAATTGACGGCGCAAAACCTCTCGATGCTGCTGATGGGCACGGTCGATGACGCCGCCGTCGGCGGGCCTACCATCGACATCATGGCAACAGACTCGATCCGCGGCGAGGTGAAATTCGTCGCCACCAACGATGTCGGCCCACGCTGGGACCTGCAGTTCTACAACGTCGAATTCAGCCCGTCGGGCTCGTTCAACCCGATCTCGGATGAATGGAACCAGATCGAGGTGACCGGCGAGGTGCTGTTGGCGACCAGCGGCGCAAACATCGGCAAGATCGGCCTTGCGCAACTGACCAACCTGCCGGCCGCGCCGTGATTTGAAACCAGGGACATCGCAACATGGTGAGCCTGCTCGACATTGCCGATCAGCAAAAAACCGTCACGATCCGCGACAAGGACGTGGCGGTCTTTGGCATTTCTGCCCAAGACATCGTCTATTTGTTCGGCAAGTTCCCCGAATTGCGCCTGCTGATGTCCGGCAAGCAGGCCGACCTCACCCCGGAAACCCTGCTCAAGCTGGCACCTGGCGCCGTCGCCGCTGCGATCGCCGCCGGCACCGGCTCGGCCGGCGACGAAAACGCCGAGGCGGTCGCGGCGCGGCTCGGTCTTGGCGAGCAACTTGATCTGCTCGCAGCAATCTTCGAGCTGACCTTCCCGCAGGGTGTCGGCCCTTTCGTCGCAAAACTGGACGCGCTCGGTCTGCTCAAAAGCGCCGACGACGCGTCTGGATGGGCTCAGGATATGAGCTCGCCCGCGCCGTCGAGCAGTTGATCCACAGCGGCCATGCCCGGATTGACGTCTGGAAGATGACGCCGCGGCAGATGGCCGCCTGGATGCAATTGGCGATGCGCCGGAAATTCGGCGAACAGGTGCAATTGCTGTCACTCATGCGCGCCGCGCGCAGCGACGACAGGCATTTCCAGACGTTCTTGCGAAAACTGCGGGACGAATCGCAATGACCTCGATCAGCCTGCGGCCGAAGCCCGGCCAGGGTCCGAAAGATGCCGCCAAGGCGCAAAGCGCGCGCCTGCGCAAGGCAATCACCTCGACCGCCTACAAGATCGCTTCGGAAGTCCAGCAGCGCGGGCGCGTCGACATTGCGCAGGCCGGCCGCTTCGGGCCGAATTGGATTTTCGGCTTGCGCGCGTTCAAGCAACGCAAGGAAGCCGGCACGCGCCGCACCATCGTCACGGTCAAGCACAACATCCCGTTCGCCGAGATCTTCGAGGAAGGCGGCGTCGTCAAGGGCAGGCCGCTGTTGTGGATTCCCATCAGCACGGAAAAAGACGCGGTCGGGGTGCGCGCGCGCAAATTCAATCTGCGGCTGTTCCGGATCACGAGCAAGAAGGGCACGCCGTTGCTGATTACGCCGAAAGGAAAACCGAAATACTTCGGCGTGCGCTCGGTCAGAGAGCCGAAGCTATTCCACATCCGCCAGATCGCCGACGACGAGGCCAAGCGCGCGGGCGAGTATTTCCGGTCCTACCTAAACGAATGACCCGCCAGCACTTTGCTTTGTCGCCAATTCAACCCAAAAGTCCGGCATTGGGTAGCAAGCTCGCCTGAATGGGCTGTCAACCATGGGCATATTATCCTCATGCAAGACGCTTACGAGTTGTGGCATTCTTTCCTCTGTAGAGTCGGGTGGGGGGATAGGATGGCTAGGTCCGCGCCGTATTTATTTTGCCGCTATGAAATTCGAGACAAAGACGAAAACGTGCTGAGCCCCGACAAGGAATTGGAACTTTTTGAGGGCCTAATAGGCGAGCCGGTCGCTCATCGCATTCGCGATCCAAAGAAAGAAGATTTCGATACCTACCTCGTGAAGCCACGAAAAAAACAAATAGCCGGTCATCGTGCTCATACATGGGAAGTTGCACAAGATATTCGCTTTCGCGAGCGAAGTCGGTACAACAAAGACAAAGACGAAACGATAGATGATACTATCAGGGCATCGGACGAAATTCGACACACCAAATTCATCGGTTTGCCGACATTAAAGGTATTCGCAGTTGACGACAGAATTTCTGAGCGAGCTCTCGGTGCGCGTTCTGCCTGCAGCCGACTGCGGTCGATAATAGAAGACCTCAGTGATAACGAAATTACGATTAGCTTTGCAGGAACGCCGGAAGATACTCAGCGCGCATTGGAAACTTGGACACTGGATCGATTCAGTTTCACGGTTAGACCATTTAATCCGACACCGACAAAACTTGGCGAAAAGATTCACGATCTTCTAATCGTCGATCATGTCGGGAAACTGCAGGCAGTGGCATATCCAGACCAAAGTCATGAAATGCGCGATAGCCACGAAGGGATTATCTCGGAGGCAAAAGGACTAAGTGACGCAGGCTATGGGCAAGTAGCGGCAAGCGGCACAACTCCTAGCGGAGTTCGCGCAACATTGAGCAAGCCAAAATTCGAGATGGACAAGGAAAAGAACAAGCAACATCAAACTGAGAACAGAGTCTTGAAAATCTATATCGAGGGCGGCCAAACGCCCACTGATGAAGAAACCGCAGTGGTAAAGGCACTTTTGGATCTCTATGGCAAGCATCCCCGAAAAGCCTAGCTTTATCGACGCATGGCTTACTGACCTGCGTGACGACTACCGCCGATACGGGAAAAAGAAATTAGTCCCGTGGAAGGCGCTCGTGTGCCTTGGCATTGGCGTTGCAATTACCTTGTTTGTTCCAAAAGAAAACTTTTGGGACAGACCAGAGGTCTCAGTCATCTTCTTCACCGCTTCCGTTACTATCAACGGTTTGTTGCTGGCACTATCGTGGGGAAGTTTTGCAAAAATATATGAGCTTGCGGCCGAACCAAAGATGGTCAATTTTCTCAGGCGCCATGATCTGCTAAAGAGCTACATTTTCCAGGTCGACTTCATTCACCTAGCGCAAGTTATCGCGCTGTCATGGTCCGGAATTGCGTTGGTACTTTCCGTTGTTGATCACTTGCCAACGCTGGTTGCAGAATGGGTTTCACTTTTTCTGCTTCAGCGCATTGCTTTCGCCGCGACGGTTGCGAGTACTATTTACGCATTGATATATGCGCTTGGCGCTGTGCAAATCATGCAAGATTTGATTTGGTATAGCGCCTATATGCCCGACGACAGCTCTGAGCGCAGCATGACTGTGCATGAGGGCGGCAAGAGCGGCTACACGCCCTGACTAAGCCATGTCCGACAAGATCATCACCGAGATCGTCCTCGACGGCGAGAAGGAGGCCATTGCCAGCATCCAGCGTGTCGGCAAGGCGGCCGATGCGACTTTTGCCGACCTTAAAGATATCCAGCTCAATTTCGACTTCATCGAACCCGAGAAGGGACTCAAATCGCTGACCGATGCAGGGCAGCGGTTCGCGTCGTCGATGAAGAACACCGGCAACATCGTGACCAACGTGTTCGCCGGTATCAGTAACGCTTTCCGCAGTGCCGGCACCGTCGGCGGCGGCGTGTTCTCGGAACTGACGCGATCGCTGCAGGCCACGAGCCTGATGGCCAAAACGGCCGGCGTGCAGATCCCCTCGCTCGGGCGCACGGTTTCGGCGCTCGGCCGCACCGTCGATTCCTTCAGCGGTAGCGCGCGGACGGCTGCGCTCAATACCACGAGCTTCGGGCAATCGGTCAACGCCGCCGGCCCGCAGCTTAGCGCCGCATCGCAAGCCGCGTTCAATCTGGGGCGCAATATCGGCGACGTGGGTGTGGCCGCGGTTCGGGTCGCGACCCAGATCATCAAGCTGGTGACTGTCGTCTCGCTGCTGGGCACTGCCGTCATCGCGGCATTCGGCGCGCTGGCAAAATCGGCCTCGACCGCCATCAATGCGGTCGGCGAGGCGGCGCGCAATGCCAGCATGTCGGTCGATGCCTACGACAAGCTCATGATCGCGATGAACGGTCTGGGTATCAGCAGCGAGGACGCGCAAGCGGCGATCACGGCAATGTCGGCGCAATTGGCGCGCTTCGGCATCCGCTATGGTCCCGATTCGGCGGGCGTCGCCGATATGCTGTCCAACAATTTTGCGCGGCTGGCCGATCAGGTTGCGTTCAATATCGACCCGGTCAAGCAGTTGCAGATCGCGCAGGCCGCGCTCGGGGCCGAGCTCGGCAAGAAGCTCTTGCCGCAACTACGTATGGGCGGCGACTATTTCCGGCAGATGGCCGACGATACGCGCGTCGCCGGCATCGCCTTCAACAAGCTCGACGATTCGAATGCGACTAGGTTCATCGTCGCGTGGTCGCGTCTTTCCACCATCATCAGCCAATTGAAGAACAAGATCGGCGCGCAATTTACCGAGCCGTTCTCACGCGCGATCAACATCGTTACCGAACTTATCCTGCAAAATTCGCAAGCGATCTTGCGGTGGGCATCCGATCTCGCATCCGCTTTCGGCCCGGTATTGGTCGATCTGGCGCGCGCCTTCGCCGGCGTCGATAAGGACGTCCAGAATAAGAATGTCCTGGCGTTCCGCGATGCGATCTTCGGGATCGGCAAGGCCATCGGCTTTGCGGTCCAGGCAGTGGTCGGCGGCTTCAAGCTGATGGTCGCCGCGATTAACCCGGTATCCGACGCGGTCAATAACCTGTTCGGCACCCAGATCACGGCCGGCGAGGTCGTCGCCTATGCGGCGATCCTGCAATTGATCGGCGCCTTCCGCCTGCTGTTCTCGGTCGCGACCGGTATCGGCGCTTTGGCCTCGCCCTGGACGCTGGTGGTGGTCGCGATCGGCGCGGTCCTGATCGCGCTGGGCTACCTCGCCTACAAGTATTGGCCCGAAATCAAGCAGGCGGTCGCTGACGCCACGCAGTGGATGAAGGACAAGTTTGGCGACGCTTGGACTGTTGTGGCGGGCGCTGCCGCGGCTGCCGCCATTGCCGGCATCATCTATCTGATCGGGCTTATCCCAGGCGCCCTGGCGGGCGCCGTTGCCGGCCTTGCGGCCTTCGGCAGCGCGGTTGCCGCCGCCATCGTTGCGGCACCGTGGGTCGCGCTCGGCGTCGCCATTGCCGGCGTCGCCGCCGCACTCGGCGTGCTCGCCTACGAATATTGGCCGCAGATCAAGGCCGCTGCGGAGGCGACCTGGGCCGCTATCAAGAGCGGCGCTGCCACCTTGTGGACAGATATCCAGGCGGCATGGAATGCCGGCGTCAGCGCGGTCAGCAGCCTGTGGCAATTGCTCGTGTCCGGCGCGCAATCGGCCTGGTTACTGATCACGCAAGGTGCCTCGACCCTGTGGGCCGGGTTGCAAAGCGTCTGGTCGTCCGGAATCGCCGCGATCTCGGCGCTGTGGGCCGGGCTGACGACGGGCGCGCAAACCGCGTGGGATACGCTGGTGGCCGGCGCCAAGGGCGCGGCCTCCGCCATCAACACGCTGTTCGCCAACGTCATCGGCTACCTGTTCGGCAACCAGCTGGCGAGCGATCTGCAAGCCGCCCTGCCGTTGTGGGACCAGATGACGGGTGCCGCCGAATCCGCGATGGCGCGGATCAATGCCGCGGTCGCCAGCGCCACCGCCGCGGTGAGCCAGCTGAGCGGTGCGCTCCAACAAGCGGCGGCGTCAGCGCGGGCAGCGCAATCGGCGATGCAGGAGGTTGCCGGCGGCGCCGGCGCGGCAGGGTATGCGCGCGGCGGTCCTATTCGCGGACCGGGCACATCGATGTCGGATTCGGTTCTGCTGTGGGGTTCGCGCGGCGAATTCATGCAGCCGGCGCGCGCGGTCGCCCATTACGGCCTCGCTTTCATGGAGGCGGTTCGCACCCTGCGGTTGCCTATCCCGCGCTTTGCGGCCGGCGGGCTGATCGACGGATTATCGAATGCGTTGAGCGCGCCGCTGATGCCAGAGCTCGCAATGCCGCAACCGGCGCCGGTCGCCGCCGGCCCGTCGCGCATCCTCAATCTGACCATCGGCAACGAGACGTTTTCCGGCCTGGCGGCCGATGAGGACACCATGGAGCGGCTCACGCGCTTCGCCGTGCGCCAGCAACTGCGTTCGTCCGGGCGGAAGCCGGGCTGGAATCGCTGAACAGGATAACCGATGGCGGACGAAACCGTGCTCTCGCTTCTGGGGCTCGGGGTGCCGCCCTATTCCGCGCGAGGTCTGACCCAGACGCTGGAGCCGCTCGACCAGGCGACCAGCCTGGCGCGCACGGTCAATGGCGAGCTGATTGATCTGTCGCGGGCAGAATTCCGCAAATACAAGTCCACCATCAGCGGGACCGATCAGCGCCCGCCCTCCTGCGACGGGCTTTGGCCCGGCCGGCAGATCGTCGTCGATTGTATCGAGGAGCTTGCCTATCCCGAAGGCGGCACGCCGCAGCGGCCGGTGGTCGATGGTTCGTCGTTCTCCGAAGACGGCTTCACCTATTACCGGCCGCGACTGACCATGGTGGTGACGGATTTCCAGCTGTCGCGCGACGAATATGGCGCGCAGGTTGGCTGGTCGATGACTCTCGAAGAGAAATGAACGCCAATTTCACCGATCAAGCGAGCCTGCGTGCAAGGCTTCGCTTCGAGAGCATCGGGCCGTTCTATTTTGCCTGGGCGGACAAGAACGAAACATTCGATCGCGCCGTGCACACGCGCATCGACGAGGACATTTTCAAGTTCGATATCGATCACAGCGAGGGCGATTTCGCGACCCTGACCGCGATCGTCCGCAACCCGCGCATCGGCCTCTTGGCGCCGTCGCGCCGGGTCTGGGCATGGCTTTCCTGGCAGAACGGCGCCGATTTCGTGCCCCTCTTCTACGGCCGGCTGGTCGGCGTGCCGACCGACATCAATCAGGAACTGGTGACGCTCGTCTTCACCGCGCGGCCGGCCGATTTCGTGGCGCTGAAGGCAGCCAAGGCGGAAACGTTGAAGGTGCGGCCCTATTACGATCCGATCTGGATCAATCCCGACGCGCTCGACGATCCCGATACCGTGCTCGAAGCCCGTTCGGCGCTGTGGTCGATCGATCGCGTCACCCACGCTGTCGATATCTCCGATGTGCTGGTTGGCGAAGATGGCATCGAGGATTTCCATCCCGACGAGGTGCCCTACGACTCCGTCAAAATCAATCTCGGCGAGACGCCGCTGCGCAGCGTCTCGGTCGACGCCACCATCAATTGGACGCAACAAGCATCGGGTGCGCTGCAATTCGGTTTGGATGTCGCGACCTACACCGGGCAGTCGCTGATCTCCGATTGGCCGAAGCCGGGCGCGAGCCTTGGCGGCGGCTGGACCGTCGTTGCCGCCTCGGCGCGCGATCTCAACGATGTCGAGAACGTCGATACGGTCAATTGTACCGTCAATTGGCAGAACCAGGAGAAGAAGCACGCAACCGGCGACACCATGTCGGTGAGCATTTCGAGCTCGGTGCCGATCATGCGCGGCCCCTACCTTTACACCGACCTGATGCGCAAGTTTCAGACTGGCGTCATCGACGAGGGCGGGCCGGACAGCGACCCGATCAATATCCCGGCAACACAAGAAAGCACCGGGCTTTATGTGCCGCTCTGGCAAGTCCAGACGAGCATGACGCTCAAATACGACGCCAACCGGCCGCGCAAGGAACACGCGCGCTTTACGCTTGTAACCGATGTGCAGGACATTGTGACGCTGGCCGAGGACGCTGATGTGCTGGCGATCAGCTTGGACTCGCAGGATGTCGGCTCCGAAGTGGCCGGCGGCCCGCCGCCGATCGGCTATCTCGGCCGGCGCTCCTATCTGCCCACCGACCGCGGGCGCTGGAGCCTCGAATATCTGATTGCGCAGGCGCGCGCGCACCTGCTGATCCGTTCGCGCTGCGTCGAGATCACTTTCGCCTGCAGCTTCGAGCGCGCAATCGCGCTCACCTGTCGCAAGAATGGCCGGCTATTCGACGACCGCCTGCCGGGTGGGCAGGCACTGGGCAAGATCGTCGGCTACAAATTCGGCGTCGATGGCGGCAACGGCGTCGCCATCGGGTCCGTCACGGTCGGCTGCGCTATCGGCTATGGCGGCGCGGTGCAGGAGCAGCCGGGCGATCCGTCCTATGCGGCGGAAGGCTACATGGCGCGCGGCTATCAGGCATACCGCAATGTTGAGGTGGCGCTGCCGGCGAGCGATGTGAGCTATGCGCCGCCCATCGACGCGCCGAACGATGACGGGCTCACGTTTCCGCTGTCGAAACGGCAGGCGGTGGTGCGCGAGCAGGTGCACGGCTCGGCCGACGCGCAGGGCGGCGCCATCGAGGCGTCGTTCCCCATCGATATCGAGGTCAACAACGCGCAGCCGCAGAACGTGAACGAGCAGAACCGCATTGCGGCGCTGCAATCGCAGACCACGACCGAAATCCTCAAAGGCAATGCGGTCTGGTACGACCTCGAATTGAAGCCCGTCGCCGGCATGTCCTTCGAGACGGCCTATGACATTGCCGTCTCGCAATTGAAGGTGCCGAAGATGATCGATCTTGAGGCCGCGTCGTCGTGACCGGCCTTGAGCGCATCGTGCGGCCGTTCCAGTCACGGGACGTGACGCCGCCGCAGCGGATTTTGAATCCGAGCGAACCACCGGTCGACAACATGCTGATCCAGTGCGGAGAGACCGGATCGACCAAGACGTTCAATTCGAGCTACTCGAGCACGATCACGTCCTACGTCGAGAGCAAGCACCGCGAACTCTCCCGCGAAACCAGCATCAAGCGCATCACAAACCCGGATGATGATTCGCAGTACGTCGATGTCGAATTGATCGACAAGCTCAAGACCTCTGGCGTGAACGGCCAGGAGACCACATTCACCTACAAGAACAAGAGCGATGGCGCTTGATCCCCCAACGCGGCTCGACCCACACCAAAACATTGTCGAGGTCGGCTGGGGCGCTGCAAAGATTGCTGCACTGGTCTTGAGCATCGATTATGCCGGCGGTGATGCTTTCAGCGATACGCCACTCTTAAGCGGACTGCCGTTCGGCACTGACTTCAATCTGCTGGCGCAGATCGGCTTCCCGGGTGCCACGCCGATCGTCAATCCATTTTCGTCTGCCATGCTGGCGCAGGAATACATGTGGAGCCGGCCGCCCTGGTCCGACCAGCATTCGGAAAGCCACACCTATGAGGCGACCGTCGTCGACGAGGCGATCTGGAACGGCTGGGCCTATGGCGGCGGCTCGCCGCTCGGCGGTGTGCGCGTCCCTTATCACGACGGCGTGCCCGATCAGGACGTGCTCCAGCAGGCCATCGACGGCTGGGTGGAGGGCTACGGCATCCCCGCCGACCAGATCTATTGGATCATCTGGGAGGTCACCGCCTCGCACACTGAGCTCCAGACGATCAATCAGTTCTTTTATTCGGCGCATGCGATCGTCTTTTTCAATCTCGGCCGGATCAAAGAGCTGATCAGCCCGTCCCGTTCTCTGACCTTTGCGATCGCGACGGCCGGCGCATCGAGCAGCACCTATTACCGATGGGCGCTCGACTTCGGCACCTATAAGGGCACCCGCGACTTCCCCTCGGACGCTCAATGCAATCCGAGCTGGGCCGGCATGCCGGTTGCTGCTGCCGGCACCGCAAGCCCCAACGTCCCTGAGAGCGTGATGCCAGCCTGCACCAGCTCTTTCGCGATTGATCTCGGCACGCTCGAGGTCACTGCCGAACGCCTGCCGTAGAGGATGTGAATGGTCGCCCTGAAATACCGCACCGATGACAACGCCCAATGGGGCGCCGGCCTCGGCCGCGATCTTCAGCCCGAAGAAATCGACCAGAATTTCTACGACGTTGAACAGCGGCTGGAGGCGGTCGAGCAGAATCCGGTGCTGCCCAACGAGATCGATTCGATTTCGGTCGACGGCAACCGGATGACGATCACCATGGCCGATCATACGGTGTTCGGCCCTTACGTCCTGCCGCAAGCCGCCTTCCGCTTCACCGGCGCCTTTCAGCCCAACCACGATTACCGGCTCTACGATTTCCTCGTCGCCAATGACGGCCTCTATTTGGTGCTGCACGATTTCACCTCGGACGACGCCTTCGTATTCGGCGCGGACGCGCAAGGCCCGTTCTACCAGTTCGTGATGCCGTTTCCGAACAGTTACGACATCGCCTTCTTTTTTCCGGGTCCACCGGGGCTTGGCATTGTCGACGGCGCGGCGATGTTCGCTTTTCGCGCGTCGGCGCGCACGCCGTTCTATTTGCCGGCGGGTTTGAACGACTCGTCGGCCGGGCTTGCCGTAGCGCCAACCGCGGCGCTGTCCTGCGCGATCTACCAGGATGCAATTCAGATCGGCACGCTGGATTTCGCGCCCGGCAGCACCGCCGGCACGTTCACGTTCGACCAGGCCATCCAGTTCAACGCCGGCAATACGTTGCGCGTCATGCGGCCCACGGCGCTCGATGATACCGCCTTCGATCTGAGCATCCTGTTCGCAGGCGTTAAGGGGACGCTCTGACGATGGCGACCCCGCTTGTAGCGGTCGCCTGGGGCGGCGCTGACAATCCGCGCGGCGCCTGGTCGGCCGACGACGCGGCCAGCTGGACGACGGTCAATCTTCCGACCTTCGCCAACGGCAGCGGTTCGAGCTGGTCGGGGCTCGCCTATTCGCCGAAGCTCGGCATGTTCGTCGCCATCGCCAGCGGTGGCGACAACAATTCCAACAACGTCGCGCGCTCGACCGACAACGGCCATAGCTGGACCGGCACCGCCGTCCCGAATACGAATTCGTGGACGATGAATGGAATCTGCTGGGCCGGCGTCCTCGGGCTGTTCGTCATCGTCACCTCGGCCGGGCCAACCACCAGCACGCGCGTCCTCACCTCGCCCGACGGGATCAACTGGACCGCGCGCTCGCTGCCCGACACCGGTGTTGCGCTCAACTCGGTCTGCTGGTCATCCGATCGCAGCCTTTTAGTCGCGGTTGGCGACAACAACGCGGTCTATACGTCGCCCGACGCGGTCAATTGGACCAAGGCGAACGCGCCGGCCACATCCAAGAATTGGCGCTTTATCGCCTGGGCTGGCGGCGCCATCCAGAAATTCTGCATGATCGCTGGCAACGCCAGCGGCAACAACGACTACGCCTATTGCAGCGATCCGACCTCGGCAGCGTGGTCGCAAAAATCGCTGACCGGCTCGGCCTACGACTGGCAATCGATCGCCTATTCGCCCGGCCTCGACATGCTGATGGTGGTCGGCGGCAATACCGGCGTCATTGCCCGCTCCACCGATGGTGTCAATTACACGCAACTTGCGAGCGGCCTCGGCGGAACGCGCTTCGACCATGCGTGCTGGTCCGATGGCGGCAAGTGGCTCGTCATCGGCGCCAATACGCTCTACACATCGGCGAACGGCGTCGCATGGACGGCCGGCACGCCACCATCGACGCTCAGCTGGCATCGCCTGGTGGTAGCGAACGCGCTGCCGCTTGCAGGCAATCTGCGCGTCAACTTTTCCGATGGGGCGACGCTCGCGGTCAATTCGCGTGTGCCTATCCCGCCCGGCGCGCATTTCTGGTGGCGCGTCTATGTCGAGGCCAACAATGCCGATTCCTATACGTCGATCGGCGAGGTCTATATGCGCGCCTCGCCCGGTGGCGCCGATTTGTGCGTGGGTGGGAGCGCGCTCGAAAGCGGCCATAGCGGCTCCGATGTCGCGGCGAACGCCTTTAATCGCAGCGAGGGGAATCGCTGGGCGACCGTCGGTTCTTCCGGCGTGTGGGTCGGCTACCGCTTCCCGCTACGTCAGGCCATCGTCGAATTCGCGCTCAAGGCTGATACTTCGTATCTCACGCAAGTTCCCAAGCGCTTTTGGCTCGAATGGTCGGACGATGGCGTCAATTGGCGCAGCGCTATCGGCGCCATCAACGAGACCGGCTGGTCGAATCTACAGACGCGGACCTATACAAAGCCGTCGCTGGTCGACGGCGCCGCCGAAACCTGGGCGGTGCGCTGCCTCGACAAGATGTCGAGCGGGGCCTTCGGCAGCGCCGACTACGTCGAAATCCAGGAGCTCGAATTCCGCGACGGTAGCGGCATCGATCTGACCGATGCCGGCAGCGGCACCGCGATCGAGTCCTCGCACAATTCGAGCTACGCGGGGGCCAACGCCTTCGACAATAATCCCGGCACGCGCTGGCAGGCCGGGGCGAACGGCAAGCAATATGTCGGCTATACGTTCCCGTCCGCGGCTGCACCCGCCGTTCTTACCATGCGGGCGCAGAACACCTCCGAATACAATCTGGCGCCGCTGAATTTCGATGTTCTGATTTCGCACGATGGCGAGGTGTTCGGCGCGGTCCTGGCCGTGCCGACGCTGCCGGCCTGGACGCAGAATCTCCAGCGCGCTTTCGATATCGTCGGCGACGGCGCGCCGCTCGGGCCCTCTATCGATGGGCAAGCCAACGCGAACTTCTCCGGCACCGCAACGGGCAACGTTTCACTGACGACCACGCAGCCGGACGATATCATCGTCGCCATCGTCCACACCGAGACGACCGGGGCCAACGGCTATCGCCCCGTCGGCAGCGTGACCGACACCGCCGGGCTTTCCTGGCAGCGACGAGCGCAATACCAGTGGGCCGGCGGTCGCAACAGCAACTCGAACACGCTGGAAATCTGGTGGGCGCATGCGCCGGCTGCGCTGACCGCCGATACGATCACCGCTCACATTTCCGGCGGCAATGTCGATGACGCGACCATTCTCGCGTTCGGCGTTGCCGGCGCCGATATCGACGAGCCTTTCGACACCAACGCGAGCCTGCCGGCGAGCGCGACCGGCGGAGCATCGAGCGCCAGCACACCGAGCCTTGCCGGCGTTTCGACCGATGCCGCCCGCGAGCTGATTCTTGCCGTCGCGGGGTCGCCGCGCAGCGGCGGGACCAGCTCATCGCCCGCCGATTTCACGACGCTCGCGAATTTCACCAATGGCGGCGGCACCGACTGGTCGTCACAGCAAAGCGAATACAAGCTGGCGACCGCGCCGCTGGATAATGCGCTCGTCGCCTTCGGGACCGCCTTCACGATCCTGAATTGGGGCTTGATCGTAGATGCGATCAAAGCCCCCGCGGCCGGCATCCCGCCGCTCGCACTGACGGCGGCATTGGCCGACGACGCGGGCTTAGAGGCGGCAATCACCATCATCCCGCCGCCGCTGGAATTGGCCGCTGCGTTCCTCGACGAAGCAACGCTGGCGCCGACCATCGGCATCTGGTCGCCGCTTCATCTCGCCGTTGCGTTCACCGAGGACGCCGTATTCTCGGTCGCGATTACGGTTCTGCCGGCACCGCTCCACCTGGCGGCAAGCCTCGCTGACGGCGCGGCGCTTGCCGCCTATCTGACCGTCGGCGCCGCCGCCTTGCGGCTCGCTATCGATCTTACCGACGACGCGGTGCTGACCGCCCGGGCGACGTTGCTCGCCGCGATAGCGCTCTCGATCACATTCACCGACGACGCCGAGCTTGCGGCGGCGGTGACGATTGGATTTCAGCCCCACGCGCCTCCGATTCAGGTCGTCGTGGTGCTGAGTTGGTAACAACAGGAGAAGAACTATGGCATCTGACATGAGCGTCTATCTTGGCAACAAGGTCTGCCGCTGGCTTGCTGGCAATGCAATGCCGGCGGCCCCCGCCGCCTGCTACGTCGGTCTGTTCAACGGCAACCCGAAAACCTCGGGCGCCGAGGTCACCGATACCATCAATGCTGGCGGCCGGGTCGCGATCACCTTCGACGCCATCGCCGACGATGGCGTCGACAACGAGGTCACGAATTCGGCGGATGTCGATTTCGGCGAGGCGGCCGGCGATGTCGCCAACCTGGACTATGTCGGCATCTTCGACGCGGCCTCGGACGGAAACCTGTTGTTCAGCAAGGCTCTGCCGGGCGGGCCGTTCGCGGTCGCGACCGGCACGCCCATCAAGTTCCTGACGGGCGATCTGACTTTCACGATCGGCGCCGCGAGCTAGAGCGACGGCACGCCACGGCGGAAATGCCGGATGCGCTTCAGGACGAGCTCACGAAGGCCAAGGAGCGCGCGAACGCAAGCCGGACGGCCCGCAAGGCTGACCCGGCCGCATCAGTCTGATTCCCAACAACGGGTCGCCTCCGGGGCGCCCTTGGCATTTCTAAATATCCCGATGGCTGCTTCTAACGAGGCAGTACCAGCTCGTCCACGAGGATGGTTACGCCGATCATCCGTTCGATCTCAAGGGCGACGCCGTCATAATGGGGGATTCCCTCGCAGACTCCGGTGTGATTCACTCCGACCAATTTGAATCGGTATGGCGTCCAGGTGGTCGCACGCAATAGGGGACGGCGCCG